ATTGGTATTGATACAAAATTAGTTCCAGTAATATTAATCGTAGTAGCTGTTGCAGGTGCAATCGTTTGAGAAACATCTGCTACAGTTGGTACTACTGGTTGAGGTACTTCTGCAAAAGATAAGTTACCTGAACCATCTGTTTTAAGATAATAACCATTAGTAATACTTTGAGGTAAAGTTAAAGTATAACTTTGACCTGCTGAATGTGGTGGTGATTTAATTTTTACACCATGTGAATTTTGTGAGCAGTTTAATTGAATAGCACCGTCTGTAGAAGAACCATCACCTTTAACTGTTAATACTGGTGAAGGTAATCTGTCTCCATTAATTGTGCCTGACGTTAAATTACTTGCACTAAATGAAGCTAAGTTAAATGTACCATACGCCACGACTTGTAAAATATCATTAACTGAAGCACCACTAGCTAATACTATTGAAGTACCATTAGTTGCTGTAAAATCTGTTGCATCTAATTTAACACCATTTAAATAAATATCTGCAAAAGCTGTTCCTGACGCAACGTCATAAGTTAATGATGTTCCTGCGTCATCTGTGGTAAATGTGGTTTGACCTGCTGTTGCAGTAAATTTAAATCTTTGTGATGTTCCATTCACACTTGAACCTGCAAGTGCATATGACGAACCATCAAAAACTTTTAGCTTTCCTGCCGTTTGGTCAAAAACGAGGTCACCCACATCATTATTTGATGAAGGTACTCCTGCTTGTACTCTGTATCTTTCTGCAAAACTATTTACTCCAGATAAATTTGTAGCAACTGTATTTACATTTGCAATTGATCCACCTGTTAAATTTACATTAGCAATATTTGTTGCAACAGTGCCTAAATTATTAGAACCATTTATATCACTAGCAATAGTTGTAATATTTGAGTTAGCTCCTGCAACTGTCGCTATGTTATTTGTTGGAGAAATTTGACCCGCAACAGTATTTACATTTGTTTGGTTTGTAGATGAAAGTTGAACTTGTACCCATTGTGTATTTGATAAATCGTAAACTTTTAATAAATTATTTCCCGTGTCCCAGTATAGAGCTCCGTCTTGTAAAGTATTTCCATCATTATCAACAGAAGGGTTACTTGATTTAGCTCCTAAAAATCTATCGTCAAACGTATCATAAATAGTTTGTACTTGTGTTAATGCAGATTGTGCACTTGTGTTTGCAGTTTCAGCACTTGTTTTTGCTGTTTCAGCAGCCGTCTTTGCTGTTTCAGCAGCAGTCTTATAAGTATTAACTGTAGAAACATCTGCCGCTAATTTTGTATCAACATAATTTTTAGTAGCCGCCCCTTGATTAGTTGTCGGGTCAGTTACATTTATAATCTTTTTATTATCTGCGTCCCACTCATCACTACCTGTAAGACCAATAGTATTTTCTGTAACATCAATAGCTTCTTGTGCCATGAAGAAACTTTGGTTTCCATCTTGGTCAAGAGTAGCTTCTGTAAGTGTAGATCCATCTTGGTAATCTACAAGTCTAGCTGTTCTATTAGATGATCTAGTAAATTTTATAACTACACCTGACGCAGGTGCAGTTGAAAATGTAATTGTAGAAGAACTTGCAAACGTATAATCTGATGTTAAATTTTTAGTAACACCATCAAGTGTTACAACTACGTGTGCTTTTTCAATGTAAGGGAAAGTAACACTGTAAGTTGTCGTGCTTCCATTTCCTGTGTATGTATCTATTGCAAACGCCATATTTAATATAAACTCCTAGCTCCTTTGTCAGGTAATCCTGAATTATCTCTAATAAAATTAAGTACTTGATTTATTCCATATAAGTTTTGATAAGGAAGTATTCTCATCATTCTATTAAAATCCCCTTTACTAAATTGATAATCTGTTGTTGCCGCTTTTAAGCCCGCACCTAATGTAGGAAATAATTTTCCAAATACTAAATCGTATGTTGGGTTTCCTGTAATTAGATTCATTTCTGCTCCTGATGATCTTGTATTAAATCTATGTTCAGGTGCTACTTGTCCTGTAATCATATCCATAAAAGGAGGCATCACAGAAGACCAGCCTGCTCTTTGGAAAGCGGCTCTTGCTACTTTACTGTAGTCACCTCTTTCACCAAGTCTTTTCTTAATATACTTTTTCTTTTCAGTATTAGACATACCTATAGTGTTGAAGTGAACTTGTGCGGTATATGCTAAACCACCAATCATTGTAGTAAAGACAAACATATTAAAAGTTTGTGCGTCCATCATTGCAACATTATGTAAAAACTGTTTGTTCCAAGCATTCATAATAAATTGCCTAAACTGAGAAAATGTTTTTCCTAATGTGTTGTCAGTAAAGAATCTACTTGTATCTCCAATATGATTGTACTGAACAGAACGTCTTGTAAACCTATTAACTGCTACTGCAAATCTTTTAACTAACTCTTGATCTTTCATAGCAACAAAATCAAAACTTAAAACTCTATAACCTAAAGCATTTTTTGTTTTAACAACTTTAGAACTATTAAATTCTTTTGCTAATGCAACCAAATCACTATCACTCAATCCTAAAACTCGGTATCTATTTAATTTACCTTTAGATAAACTTTTTAAAACATTACCTTTAGCTCCAATTAAATCTTCGGCCATATTATTTACAAAGCCACGCATAGCTATTTTTCTTTGTATGCTATCAATATGTAATAATCCTGATGAGTAACCTGTAATTTTTTCTGCCGCACCTGCTTGTGCTTTTGAAAGAATAGCACCTTTTTGAAAATCTGATTTTGCGGCACCTCTATCTAACACTTCTAAAGATTGGTGTAATCTATATAAATGATCATCTCCATTAGATGCACCAATAACAGCAAGATCTTTTCTAAATGTATCAGGTAATTTACCTGCGGCCGCATCATCAAAAAGTTTTCTTAATGCAGGCATTTCATTAAGCATTGTTCTTAAACCAATTTGTGCAGTAACAACTCCAAACTCAGGAAGCTGTGCAATACCTACTTGGTTTAGTACCCTAATAAAATTAAATCTTCTTAAATCTCTTATCCACGCTTGATAACCTGAAGATGGATCTCCGCCCTCTGTAGAACGTCCCATAAGATTATTAAAGAAACTATCTATAACTTTTTCTTCTTCTTTAATAGCTACATTATCAATATTTCTATTTTGAATGTTAACAATTTGTCTTCCAACACCTAGTTTCTTTTGATCTCTGTATGAACTATTAATATCTCTTTTTATTTCGTTACTATACTTTAACCATTGGTTTCTACTTTTAACACCGAGTTTATCAGCTAAAGCATACCAACCTGACATTTCATTTGTATAAGAATGCCAAAGTAAATCTATGTCATTTTCAAACATTTCATCAAGTTTAACTTTTTGACCTGCCGCTTTACCTTTAGTTAAAACTTGTTCAAAGTTTTCATCTAATCTTATTCTTGCTTCAAATCTGCCTGATGTAATTAATTTTAATTGATTTTGTAATCCATCAAATAATTCATTTCGTTGAGCATCATCTAAATTACCAAATACATCATCTATGTATTCTCTTAATAATTTTGGATCTCTAATTTTAACAAGTTGTTCAATATCAAAACCACCATATCTACTATTATATTTAGCCGCTTTCATTATAGCTTTAGCTAAAGCTTGTGCTTTTGTAATAGATATTTTTTCTGTTTTTGGTTTATCTTTACCTGTTTTAACTCTAATCTCTTGTGCTTCTGCAATAGGATTATCTAATCTATTTATAAGTGGTTGCTTTCTTGCGATAGCATTTGTAAGTAATTCTTCTATACCTTCTTCGCCAATTCTTCTTTCTAAATCAACAAAGCTATCAAAACTAACTTTTCTAGGAACATAATATCTACCAGTGTTAGCCGCTAAATCTTCTGCACCTTCAACACCAGCTTCTCTTAATTTGTTTACAAATAATTGAAAACCATCTGCATAAGCATTTGCACCCTTAACAATATTTGCATCGTTAAGTATTTCTAATTCATCTGAATTTCTAAGTTTAGCAGGCTTACTAAGAGCAATCATAGCTCTTTTAACTTTGTACATAAAATCTCTTTTATGACTAAACTGAAAGAAACCTTTAAGGTCACTTATCATACTACCACCATAACCTTTGGCTTTAAGATAACCTTTTACAGCATCATTAAGACCGCCTTTAGTATAAACAACGTTATGAGCTTCCATAACCATTGTATCTCTAATTATTTCTGTTGTAGGTGCTTGTGGTACAAAATCTTTTTGAATAATACCTGAATCTTTTGTTGCCCAACCAATAGGGTCTTCCATATTATCAAATGCAAATTTCTTTGCTAGTTTTGACATACTAGAACCTAATGATCCTGATCTAGTCATAGCTAGACCTAAAAATGGTAAATCTCTTGCAGTTGCAAAAGCAGGTTCTATAGCATCAATTTGATCTATCTCTTGCATCTCTTTTGTAAACTTTTTATTTTTAAGAGTATGCTTTACATTCTTAAATGTTGTTTCTTCTGCTTTCTTTGTAGGTATTAAACCATTTTCTAATAAGTCAGCTCTTTGAGTTGCAAGACCTACATTTTTTACAGATTTTGCAAATAATGCAGTTACTCCCCCTCCAAGAGTACCACCTAAAGCTGATGAGATAAGTATATCATTAAGACCCATTGTAGGGTTGTTAGCCGCTATTGGACTATATAAAGCACCTTCCATAGAGCCATAAGCTAATCCTGATTTAATAAAAGTTTTTCTTCTCGATAATCCTGTAAGAAAAGATTTAGCTTTCATTACTTTAGAGAGAGCTCCATAGCCTGTTAAATTTATAGGATCTAATAAAAATGTACCAAACTGTAATGCAATACCTTTCCAACCCATACTAGCTAACATCTCAGCATTCTTTTGGTGTCTTTGTGCTTTTTGTCCTAAGTACTCTAGGTGTCCAGTATTAAGAGCTCCTAAGAGCTCGTCCATATAAGGCCCTTTTAATTCATACTTTTTAATTGTATCTAAAAAATCTTGTTTGTTGTTGTCGTAACTAAAACCATCTTCTTGAACAAATGTTTTATTAAAGAATAAATCAAAACCATTAGCAAATATTGTGTTCTCTCTAATAGATGCTTTTACTGCGTGTGAAAATGTATTTTGATTAGCAATAAATTCTTGAAACTGACTGTGGTTGTATGCTTTATCTAAAAATAAACCTCTACTAACATCAGGTAATTCACTAAATAGATCTTTTTGTTTAGTTATATCTATTGGTGTAAACTTAGGAGTTTTTTTTTCGGAAGCTAATAGATCTGCTTCTTTGTTTCTTCTAGTGTTAAATTGATCTCCAAAGTTTCTTAAATTAGATTCAACAGCGTCCCAGTCTCCATCTCTAGCTTGTTTTATAAAATTCATTTCAGAACCATCTTTTCTTTTAAAAGCTGTTCCGTGTTGAAAACCAACAGATGCTACTGATGTAGCTTGTGCTATACTTAAATCATCAAAAGGTACTTTATGATCTTGACTTTCGTATGTTCTTTTAACTTGTTGTGCATACCAATTGTGACTTGCTTTATCTATTTCAGCTACTTGATCATCAGTAATAGAAAAGTTTGTAGATGCTTCTTTAGCTTCATTACCAGACTTACCAAAATAAGGCTGTAACACATCAATTGTTTCTGATGATATGCCCATTTCATTTAATAGATTTACATCTTTTTCTTTTAGATCAAATCCTGTAGCAACAGTTACACCTGAGTTATCACTAGGTACGTAAGCTTTATTTACTCCTTTACCTTCTAGGCTAGAAATAAATTCCCAATTTATGTTTTTCATTATGGTACTCTATCCTTTGTTTCATCAAATATTCTTTGCATTTTTTCTTTTCGTAATCGTTTTTTCTCAAACGCCTCTAAATCTTTTACTGCTTGTTCTTCTTCTTGACGTTTTACTTTGTCAGCAAAAGTATCTTTAACTAGCTTTAGAGGGAGTTGAAGCCAAACGGTTTGACCATCTTTGTACTCAACAGTTGCAGGCACTTCTAATGGAGATCCATCATCTTCTTTGAAGTAAACAACATCATCATTAGTATCTACAATCAATTCATATTTATCTATGTCTATACCTTCAGTTTTGTTTGGTGGTGTCCCGTCTACATCAATATTAGTTTCATCATAAAAAAAACCAACTATATCTGTTTCTTGTATTATGTTTTTTTCTGTATTAAGTTTATCTTTAAGAACTTCAATTGCTGTAACTTTAAAAGCATCATAATTATCTTTAGTAACACCAAAAGCATTTAATTTATATTTACTAATGTAACGATCATTAACAACTTCGTAATGCTCCTCTAAAAACTTTTCAGTTAATTTTATATAATCAGATTCAACGCCACCTACTATATTTTTAAAGTATTTAGCAGTCATATAAGCTAACTCTTGGTTATTGGCGTTAGCCATATTTGCAGATGAAAATAGTTGTATCTTCTGTTTATCTGATGAAGTTAAATCATTAATTTCTTGGGTAGTTGTATCCATAGAACCCATACTCTTAATAACATCTCTAGGGTCTTCACCTGCTTGTATTCTTAAATTAGCAACATAATATTTAAATTTATTTTTATCATTTTCTTCAAAGTAAATACCTGTAATTCCATTTTTTTCTAAAGCGGCATAAACTTCTAAAGCTAATTTATTATCTTCAGTATATTCTCTAGTTAATGGCTTACTTAATAAATCTAATATAGGCTTTACTGGTTCATTTCTTTTTAAACCAGGCATTAAAGTTAAAGTAGTTGCTACAAACGCATCAGCATCAGACCTACCCTCTGATTTTTTAATTCTATATTCTTTGTTAAAAAGATCTGTACCTAATTGTGTTCTATCTGCTTTAGACATAGAACCAACATTGCCTATAAACCAACTTGCACCATTATTATTTAAAGTTATAGCATCAGTTAAAGTTCCAATTAATTTTTCAACTCTTTGTCTATATTCTTTACTATTTAAAACTGAAGGTGTTCCATCAGGTCTATTAGAAGTTAATAATTCAATATATTCTCTTGAAAATCTACCATCTAATTTAGCGTGCTGTTCAGCAGAATTAATTAATATTTCATCAAAATCTTTTAAAGATAATGCAGGATTTCTATTTTCTTTCATATCATAAAACATATCTTTAAAATATTTAGACATATTCTTTCTAAAAAATTCAGCTTTTCTTTCCTTGTAGTTATTAGTGTTCATACCTTCAGGATCATTAGCTAATTCGTCAGCATAAAAATCTATTTCTAATTGTTCTTCAACTTTATTAGGTAAAGTTTGTAAAGATAAAGTAGCATTACCAAATACTTTATAACTAAGATCATCTTGTTGTTTTTCAAACTCTTGAACGTTTAACCATTGTCTTAGTTTAGCTGTACCCTCATTATAAGCTGATGTAAAAAATTCATCACCTGCTTTATCTACTAAATACTTTTCACTTTCTTGATTATAATGATCTTGCCAATTGTAGCCTGCTTCATTTCTTTGAGCATAATAATCGTTTTTAAATTGTGCATTAAAATCTTCTACAGAGTTAACAGCATATTGTTTGTATGCACCGTATCTTGCCCAACCATTAAAAATATCAGGAAATCCTTTTTTATGTGCTTCTCTAGCTTCATCTAATGTCATTCCATTAATTTCAGCTTTACCTTGTTCAAAGTCTTTGTCTGCTTGATCTTTTAAATTTTGATCAGCTAATTTTTTAATAGTAGGATTAATTTTTGCTAATGATGCAGAAAGAGCTCCAAAAGGATCTTTACCAACAATTTTTTCTTGGCCAACATTCATTACAGGTTTAGGCGTAGGTGCGTTTTCTAATGCAACATTTATTCCTAGATCTGTATTTGTTTTAGCCATTATGGAGCATCTCCTACAAGAATACCTTGATCTCCTGCTGGTGGAGTTTTAGGTGCTGAATTAGCCATATACATTCCACCAATATCAACACTTGCTTCAAGAGCATAGGTTGCCCAACTAGGTTTGTATGCTCTAGGTAATTTTAATATTTGATTGCTATACATTCTGTTTTGAGCAAGCCTGTTTGTAGCAATACCTCTAATTTTATTTTCGTAGTTTAAATCTATTGTGTTTAATTCTTTACCTGCATTTCGAGCTATATCTCCAAGTACGCTGACAAATAAATTACCACCAACACCTTTCTCACCTAAAGATGCTCTAGCCTCACCTTCGACTTGTAATTTTCTATCTGATATTTTTGCTTTTTGAAAACTTGCTTTTTGATCAGCTTCTTCTTTTTTTCTAATAAAAGCATTGTCAGTGTAGATAGCTTCATCTCGTAAAGTAGCTGCTTTAGTTTTTGTATCCCTATTTATATTTTTAGCTTTTGCTTTATCTGATTGGTACTGCGTATAACCTTGTAATACTCTAGTTGCTATATACGCTTCGGGTGTACACATATTTATTTCTTCTCCTTATAAAATCCATAAAATAAAACATCGCTAAATGTTTTTTCGTTAATAATTCTAAACCCACACCATTTAAGCCAAGTTAAATGAAGTTTGTTTCTACTATCTATATAATTAAATAATACAGGAAACTTATCCTGCATTTCTTTGACTCTGTTTTTACACTCACGTAAAAACTTTATCTTAATCTTTTTAATTTTAGGTGTGCATAATAAAAATGGAGATCCAATAGTTTTGTCATCAAGTGCCGCCACTACTCCATAGATACCTACAATCTCATCATCTACAAAAAAGGATCTACAATAATCAGTCATTGTAAAACCTTTTAGTAAAGTTTTTTCTATATCATCTGTACCTGATTTAGCTTTTATTTCTTCTGCATCTTCAGGTCTTAAATCTTTTACTAATAATTTTATATGCTCTGCTGTTGCTTCTATTTCATCTATTTTCATTATGTAATTATTCGTTGAGAAAGAACAGAATATAATCCCTCCCACTCTGCCGATAAAAAGTTACAAGGTAAGTAACTATCGGAAGATATGAATATAACTGCATCTGTGTTTTTACATTGTATAGGAAATTTAAAAGTACCACTTTCTAAATTAGGTTGCCCAATAGTAAATGTGCTAGATCCTAGTACTTGCCCTGTAAATTTATATATAGATGTGTCTCTTGCTAATGGAGTTAGATTTACTTCAAAGAAACCTGTGTCTCCAAATATAATACTCATTTTTTTAAGTTGTAATCTACCTGTATTAACAGATGTAGAATTACCACTTGCCTTTTGTTCTCTCAAATAAAAAGTTGCAAATTGATATTTAAAAGTATACTTACGTCCTGCTAACACTGGGTTAGCTGAATAATCACCATCTACTAGAATTGTAGTATTTGTTTTACTCGCAATAGGAATATTTCTACCTTTTTGTGTTGATGACCAAGCACCACCTAATACAACGTCCATTGATCCTGATTCTTCATATGGTAATGTAAATGTAGTTTTATCTGTGCCACTATCATAACTTCCTGACAAACTCGTTTTTCGATCTAATAAAACAGGAAAATCTAAACCAGTATCTACTTCATTTGTTTTTAAATTTAACTTTTCTAAATATGTACCATCAGCTCTTTTAACAACCATATACAAATAGTTTTGAATACAATCTCCATCAAGTAATACATCTGCATCAGCAAATTTGTATTTAGACCAAGATCTTTGTAATGCTTTTGATCCTGTATCAAAGTAATACTTATAAACAAATAAAGAGTTTCTTTCCCCTGAAGCAAATGCAAACAATGTATTTTCAGCAGAAGATCCTTTTAGTCCTGTAAGGCCACCAGTAATGTATCTTGGTAAATTAACTGTTGTATCTAAAGCATCTTTAATTTCAGTATCAGCATTTACATAATATTCTCTAACACCTGCAAAACTACCTCTAGATATTCCAAAGTAAATATTTTGTCCTAGACCAATAGGTTTAACACCATCATCTATTTCATACTCAGTAGTTTGATTAATAGATACAGTTTTAGCTGAAAGTATTTCTTCAGCATCTAATGTAAATTGTGATTGATCAGAAAATAAAACTAACTGTTCATTAAATGGTACAGCATATTTTAAGATAGAAACTTTATTGTGACTAACAGCTAAATCAATCATATCATCATCAATTGATGTAGTTACTGTTGTAGCCCAAAATGTAAAAAACTTACCTGCTTTAGAAAAGATTACATTTTCATCAGACAAAAAGCCAAGTCTATTTCTATAAAAGAATATATCATTTATTTTTCTTCCAACGAATGTAGGGTCGGGGCTTGTTACCTCGTCCCCTACAGTTCGAGATGCAAATTCAGGCTCCGTATATGAAGTACCACTAACCGTGTAAGATGAGCCGTCTGCTTTGCAAAACCTAAAATTTCCGTCAGCAGTTCGTATTAATAAATGTGGCATTGTTGATGTATCAAATGAATTATCTAATCCATCTTTTACAGTTTCAACCCAAGCAGTTCCGTCCCACTTTACAAAGTAATTATCAAATTCAGTTCCGCCATCACCAACTATTTCTGTAACAAACCCATTGTATCCTTTATAGGGTAAGTCAGCAAACGAGTTAGTTTTATCTTTTACTAAAATTAAACCATCACCACCAAGTCCATCAGAAACTTCTGCTGTAAATGTTCCTGAATTTTTAGAAACATAAATAATAGAACCATCTCTACTAATTGTGTAACCTGATAAATTACTGTTTAAGTTGTTAGTTAATTGGGTTGCAATATTATCTGTAGTAATTGATGAAGCATTTGACGCATTAGAATTATCTAAAGTTGTAAAACTAGCAACAGACGCACCATCTATTTTAATTTCATACGTTGTTCTGTATTGACCATTCTTAACATAAAACAAAGCTTCATCAGGTCGTGTTGTAGATGCACTTCCTGACATTGCTGTTGTTTTAGTTTTGTTAACAATAAAAGTATAGTCAGCAACAGTTACTAAATTAAAATCGTCTTGTGGTGCTGATGACGTTAAATAAGAAAGACCATCAGGTGTAACTACAGTTTTATTGTTACCTTGTAAGTCATAAACTTTTATAGATTGATTATTAACTAAAACAGCATACTGTTCATTTTGATCTCTATTAATAATATGTACTTTACTGTTTGTTAACGTATCAGTATTTAATTTTGCTATGTGTTCTGTAGGCGGTCTTTTACCTAAACCAGTAATAATATCAGAAAGAGCATTTTCTTGTATAGTTGCTTGATTGGGTAATTTTATTGTGTCGGGTTGCTGTGACACCCCATTCAATAAATTTGGAATTGAATTTGAAATTAATCTTGCACTCATTATTCATCGCTAATTGTAGTTTTCGCAGGTTGAAAGTTATCTCTATCTATAACTCTATATGTACTGTAGTTATCAAAGATACTATGATCTCTAGTATCTCCTTCGTGTTCTTTTAATGCAGATAAAGCTTGTAGTTCATCAACTTGGTGAAACGTATGTAAAGTTTCTGAAGCTAACATTCTATCTTGAAATATTCTTGCCGCACGAATTGTAATATATCTTCTTGCAGTTTCCGGTAATTCTATAAATTCTAAAAACCAAGTAATGTTAACTCTAATATCTTTAGTAATAGTGTAAGTATGGTTTTCTCTATCCCAAAGTTTTCTACCTCTTTCTACTAAATCTTTGTCAGCATCTTTATTTGAATTATCAACTCTCAAAGCATTAGATGGTAATTCAATTTGATTAGATGCGTTTTTAGTTAATAAATAATTTGTATCTGTGTTAAAATGCCAACCAACACTTTGTACTTCTCTTGATACATTATCTAATATTTGTAAAGCAATTGATACATCTGTTGTAGTTGAAGATGTAATTGTGTTAACAGGGCTTTCCCCTATCGCTGTAAGCATTGTATTAACTGCTTCCAATTTTGAAGTAACTGTA